ATCTGGATGAAGCGTTAAGTCGTGTTCATCAATCCAACATGTCCAAGCTGGGTGACGACGGCAAACCTATTTACAGGGGTGATGGGAAAGTTCTCAAAGGCCCCAACTACCAACCACCAACTTTAGAAGATCTGATTAAAGAATGACCACCTCATATATTTCACGCACCGGACGAGTGCAATCTTGGATGGATGATCCCACCAGTCGTCTACCAGTAAGTTGCACTGTTTTCGTTGTTCAAGACTCAATGGAGGGTCCTGATGGAATCGAAGCTAGCTGGAAATTTGTATCACACGCTCTACGACATGGAGCAGGCGTTGCGGTCCACCTGTCGGAACTGCGACCCCGAGGTCAAGAAAATGGAAAGGGACTGGTTGCATCTGGACCAGTGTCTTTCGCAAAAATCTACTCAACCCTCAACGAGATCCTGAGGCGTGGGGGTGTCTATAAAAACGGTGCGGTGGTTGCACATCTGGACCTTGATCATCCCGATGTACTTGAGTTCATTACCACTCCTCGACATGAGCTTCCCTGGATCAAGCGATGCGTCAACCTCACCCCCGAAATGTGGGAGGCTACGCCCTACAAAGAGGAGATCCTTTACGGCATTAAGTCAGGTGACATCTGGTTAAACAAGATTAGGTATGACAATGATGGAAAAAGGATTCGAGGAAACGTCTGTCTTGAGGTTTACCTGCCGTCACGCGGAACATGCCTGTTGCAGCACGTCAATGCAGGTGCCTGTCGATTCGACGACATCCCAAACGCTTTTGTTGACGGTATGTCCCAACTGTGCAGTCTCCATGGTCAAACAGGTGTTGGAAACACTGGTGAATACCTCCCACCGGAAACGGACCGTCAGGTCGGCCTTGGATTGCTTGGACTAGCCAACCTTCTACGCCGACAAAACATCACGTATGACCAGTTTGGTGAAGCACTAGATATGTTCCTGGCTGGTGACCTAGCAGCAACACGTGCCTTCCAATTGGTTGAGAAGATAAACGAAGGTATTGAAGCAGCAGCAGAGGTAGCACGCCAAAACAACATGGACCGTGCCTTTGCAATTGCACCCACTGCTTCCTGCAGCTACAAGAGTCAGGACCTTGACGGTTACACCTGTACTCCTGAGCTTGCACCACCTATCTCCCGGACGGTTGACCGAGACAGCGGCACGTTCGGAGTACAGACTTATAACTATGGCGACGTTGAGATTGCATCAGAGGTCGGCTGGGACGCTTACAAGCGTGTAGTCGATGGTCTGATGCGTTTGTACGAGCGCACAGGGCTTCTTCACGGGTATAGCTTCAACACATGGAGTGATGTTGTCATCTACGACAACGCCTTTATCGAAGAGTGGCTAGCAAGCCCCCAAACCTCTATGTATTACAGCTTGCAAGTCATGGGCGACACACAGGATAAGAGCGACGCATATGCAGCCTTAAAAGACACTGATGTTGACGACTATCTTGCAGGTATCTTAAACGAAGAACCTGAATGTGATTGTCAAGAATGAATCCTTATCAAAAACTACTAGACAGAAAGCGGAGCTGGACTCCCGTTAAAACACAAGCTGGTGCTGTAGTTGAGGGTGCAGAAGAAACCCTCTTCCGTGCACTAGCGCTTCGTCACATGGAACTGCCTGTTGGTGACTTTATTGAAGAGGCACTCAAGAATGAAGTACCGAAGCTATCACGAGATCTCCTTCGATCCAATATCAAAGATGAGATCAACCACGACCTTGCGTTGGGTTACATCACCGACTCTATGGGAGTTGATGAAGAGGCTGAATCCGAAGCCCTCCGTCTCCGGTCAGCATGGATGTCACATCCGGATCACACGATCCTCAAAGCGCTCGTTGCCGAGCGTGCGATTTTCTTCGTCTTGCTTCCCATGTTCCGTTTCCTGGGTGACGCAGCTCTTCGCACCGTAAGCGCTGACATTTCTAGAGATGAGCAAGTCCACGTGGCTACAAATAGCCTGGTGTGTCGGGAGCTGCAGCTTGATTGGAGTCCTTCTCTTGACAAGCTCCGTAAGGCAACTATCGCTTGGGTGACACAGCCACTCAAGATCAATACATCCAATAAATATTTGGACAAAAAATTTTGGCTGGATTCCAGCGATCGTTTGATGTACGAAGGCAAGGCTCCTGAGTTGTCGGAAACACGATCAGCCCGGATGCCAGCGTTCTTCGAGCATTCGAATGTCAACCTCCCCCAATACGCTTAACTTCCTAACCGTTGAACGACTTCTAGAAGAACTTGATGTTCTCTATCCACCAACAGTAGTCGGACCTCAGTCTCAGTTCCATCAGGTTCTGTACTCATCAGGTCAAAGGAGTGTTGTTGAGTGGATTAAAGAACGAGTACAGGAACCCTAAGTATGTGTAGACGTAGAAGTCAAGATGATGGTATGGCACAAGCCATCCAAGCAGCCAACGCACGAGCAAAGCGAGAAGCGATGAGTGTGATTGAGGCACAACAAAAGGCAATGGATCGCATGTCAAGCATGGTTCCTGAGAAGCCTAAGTACACCCCACCTCCGACCCAGGTCCGCAGCAGTTATGCAGACTCTGGTCAAGGTGTAAAGACTGCTAAGCGTGATCGTAAGAAGAGCAACCTTGGCAGCCTGCGTATCAAACTAAACCCGACTACCAACATGGGTGGTTCGGGTACTGGCACTGGACCTAACCTTGGATAAATAGATGACAGCTAGAACAAGGTACGATTATCTAACCAGTCACCGGCAACACTTTCTCGACACTGCTATTGAGTGTTCAGAGCTTACTCTCCCGTACCTCATCCAACGTGATGAGAACAGGACTAACCACAAAACCCTTCTACAACCCTGGCAATCAGTAGGTGCCAAGGCGGTGGTGACCCTGGCGTCGAAGCTAATGCTTGCATTGCTTCCTCCGCAGACCACCTTCTTTAAACTCCAGATCCGTGATGACAAGCTTGGCGAAGAACTGCCAGCTGAGATCCGGTCTGAGCTGGACCTGAGCTTTGCCAAGATCGAACGGATGGTGATGGACTCCATCGCTGCATCCAGTGATCGTGTCACCGTTCACCAAGCAATCAAACACTTGGTTGTTGGTGGCAATGCATTGTTGTTCATGGGTAAGGATGGTATTAAGCACTACCCACTCAATCGGTATGTCGTTGAACGTGATGGCAGCGGTAACGTAATTGAAATCGTCACCAAAGAACTGATCAACAGAGAGCTTCTTCCCAAATCGGTTACCCAAGATGCAATGGTAACCAAGAATGCAAGTGGGAAGCTCACTTCATATGACAAAGACGTCGAGGTATTTACTCACGTCAAGTTAGATAACAACAGATGGGTCTGGCACCAAGAGTGTTTTGATCAACGCATCCCTGGCACAGACGGTAAGTCTCCTAAAGATGCAAGTCCTTGGCTAGTCCTCCGATTCAACACAGTTGACGGTGAAGAGTATGGACGTGGACGTGTCGAAGAATTTATTGGTGACCTACGTAGCCTCAATGCACTGTCTCAGGCATTGGTAGAAGGCTCTGCAGCAGCGGCCAAAGTTGTGTTCCTTGTCTCACCCTCAAGCACGACGAAGGCGCAGACTCTGGCCCAAGCTGGCAACGGTGCCATCATCCAAGGAAGACCTGACGATGTTGGCGTCGTACAAGTAGGTAAGACTGCTGACTTCGCAACAGCTGCACAACAGATGCAGTCGTTGGAGCGAAGGATTGCAGAAGCCTTCCTGATCCTGTCTGTACGTCAGTCCGAAAGGACCACGGCTGAAGAGGTACGCCTCACGCAACTAGAACTTGAGCAACAGTTGGGCGGCTTGTTCTCCCTACTGACTGTTGAGTTCTTGGTGCCATATCTCAACCGTAAATTGCTTGTACTGCAACGCTCTGGCGAGCTACCCAAGATCCCCAAGGGATTGGTAGAGCCGACCATTGTTGCAGGTATCAATGCACTGGGTCGCGGTCAAGACCGTGAGTCACTTACTTCCTTCATCATGACGATTGCTCAGACCTTAGGTCCTGAGGCAATGATGAAGTATCTCAATCCTGATGAGGCAATCAAACGCCTTGCAGCTGCACAAGGCATTGATGTTCTGAATCTCGTGAAGAGCATGGAACAACAACAGTCTGAGCAGCAAGCTGCCATGCAGCAGCAACAGCAGATGCAGATGATGCAAGCCGCACCGCAAATGCTGAAAGCTCCCCTCGTAGATCCTTCGAAGAATCCAGACGCTGAAGATGTAGCTAACAACTTCATTGACGGAATGATGGGAGAAGAACAACCACCACAAATGTAAATGGCTGAAGTACTAACTTACGATCCTAGTAATGATCCACAAGCAATAGCTGCTGCTGAAGAACGTGACGCTGAGTCTCTCGCCATCGGCGAACAGATGGAAGCTGACCAGCAGGAATTACTGGCAGGCAAATATAAGTCTGCACAAGACCTAGAGAAGGCGTACATGGAACTCCAGCGCAAGCTGGGTGAAGGTGATACCGATGCTGGTGAAGAGGCAGAACCTGTAGAGGAAGAAGCTGAGCCAGCAGAGTCAAGCCCCGTGGCTGAATTCATTAACTCTGCTGGCTGATGAGTATGCAGAGTCTGGTCA